TTAAATAAAACTGTCGTCATCATTACTGTAATCGTCATCATTAACGTCGTTCAGCCAGTCGTCGTTATTATTGCCGAGCGGATCGTTCTGGTTGAGAAAACGGGTGTCGGAGACATGGTTTACGTCGCCGTATTGATTACCGACAAACGGCTCACCACCGACGGGCATTGTCGGTTCTTCGATGATGTTCACGATCTCTTCCGGCCGCGACTGATGGAACATGCTGGTCAGCATTTCGGCCAGCGCGACGCCACCGGCCACGCCAGCGGCGGTCTGGAGCGCGCCAGCCATAAAACCGCCGCCGCGAGGAGCCGGGGCTGGCGCCCGCGAGTAATCCGGTGCCGGAGGCTGTTGCGGCTGAGCATTCCAGCTGTTGTTTGGCTGCGGGTTGCTTTTCCCGCCACCAAACAGGCCTCCGAGGAAACTGCCGCCCGTCGAGGGTTTGCTTTTTTCCGCCGCTAATTCGCTTTCAAGCTCCTGAACCCGGGCCTGCAGCCGTTTCAGCGCCGCTTCCTGAATCAAGATCGATTGCGCCATATAGTAGGGGGCCGCAGGCTGCTGTTTGACAAACTCAGCGATCTGACGCTCTGCATCTGCATCCCGTTGGCTGTTTTGCTGTCCGGCCTGTTTCAGACGATCGAAAAGGCCGTTGATAAGCTGCTGTTCTTCATATTGCATGACAATAACCTTCCGCTCTCCAGGGTGGATATCATCTAGTTTATCAGCGGCGATAACCTGTGTCTGGCGAGTGAAATGTTTGTTTAAGAATGGTTGCAAGTTAGCGGAAACTCGCTCTGCTTTCGGGGCGAAAAAACTCAAATTGCAGGCACAAAAAAACCACCTTTCGGTGGTTTCACGACACTGCTTATTGCTTTGATTATTCTTTGTTTCCCATGGTAGCCGGAGTGGGACTTGAACCCACACAGCGCGAACGCCGAGGGATTTTAAATCGTGCGCTTTCTCAAGCAACATCAATTGGATAGCGCGCTTTTTCATAACATCAACGATTATCTCCACCTTTATCATTCAGTTACTTACAGTAAGAGAATAGCCAATATTACGTATCCATTGACCATATCTCCGATCCGATTTACTGTGTATGCATCCAGCATAAAAAGGATTGATTTATGGCAACCGCAAAAGAGTCGAATGCAGGAGCAATGCCTGAGTTAACTGATTTTGCTATCAGTTACTGCGCGCTCACTGAACATGTTCTGTTACACGCCAAATTCACAGACGCTATGGCTTCTGTCCCATCATGGCCGTCGGTGCAATTCCCTGATCAAACGATCTGCTTGTCCCGTAGGCAAGCTGAAAATCTCCTGCGTGAACTAAAGAAAGCCGTCGATTACATAGATGCTGGAATTGAGCATCCTTCCATTAAATTCATCGACTAAAAGGTGTGTTTATGTTCGTTGAACTGGTTTACGACAAGCGAAATGTTGAGGGGCTCGAAGGGGCCAGAGAGATCATTCTGGCCGAGCTGACGAAGCGGGTGCACCAGATTTTCCCTGATGCCGAAGTGAAGGTGAAGCCGATGCAGGCAAACGGCCTGAATAGCGATGCCAGCAAAAGCGATCGGGAAAAACTGAACCGCATGCTGGAGGATATGTTTGATGAAGCCGACATGTGGCTAACGTCAGAATCTCCGACCGTGCGCCAGGCTGGGCTTTAAACATAAGGTGGCAGTCACTTTATTCTATGGCTGCCTCAAAATTAACTTTTTCGCTATATTTTACTAACCGCTAACATCATCTGTTCCCATGGCTGTTTTCTGGCGCTGATTCCAGACACTATTTTCCGGCATGTCAAGACGCAGGTCTATCCAGCGTCCACGCGGGATATCCATAGGTTCACCTGCTACTATCATTGCACTATCAATATCGAAACGACGTTTGAAGACGTGAACTGTGACTGTTCCATTTTCTGATGTTTCCGTGGTGACAAAACACAAACGATTCCCGTTTTCATCCTGTGGAACTTCCAGTGTCCATCCTTCGCTACACAGTCCTTTTGCTCCGCGAACCTCATAGACTCCTGTCGATAGCTTTTCAGCTGTCACCCCTTCAGCTTCACAGTTCGTACCCGCATATCCTGACAGCTGAAAATCCTCCAGAAAACTTGCTGGCATAATTTCAGGATTGTCTGTAAGCCTGGCTATGGGAGAGGCTTTTTTAATGAAGCCATTCGCATCTACTGTCGTAGAAAGGTTATCAAGCAGAAGCCTCGTGGTTGTTACCCCGGCAGTACCATACCCTGACATAATACGAATACCACGGTTAAGATAATGTACGCTCATCAGGAACCACGTATCATTTGCCCCCACAAATAAAGTCGGTGCAGACTGTGGAATTTCATAAAATTCACCTGTCATTTGCCCACTATTTTGAAGCGTTGCAAGACTAAAACCACGCATTTTTGAAACTACGTTATCTATAACCGTTTCATTTGTAGCGTTATATTCTGCAATAGGGAACCCGTTTTTAAGTCCAATTCCAGCACGGGCACCCGCTGCCGTTGTTGCCCCGGTACCGCCCTGCTCAATCGGGAGAGCACCATTGGTGCCTTTCTGTGCCAGTTTACCGATGCCAGGAATGGTTACGGTGGTTCCGTTGATGGTAACGGTGATGGTCTGGTTTGCTGATGTAGTGGCGAACGTCTCCCACGCGCCAATGTTCTCGTCATATTCTTTGATGAGCTGAGACATAGCCTGTGCCAGCCCGTCTACAGAGATATTGTCGGACACCAGGATTCCATACTTCTGGCCGCTTAACGCCGGTGATGCAGCTGGCGTAACCGTCATGGAAGTTGCGCTGTTCACGGATGAAATCTGGAACATCTGCACCGGGTTAGACATGACGATAATCGTCTGGCCAGCGCGAACCTGGCTGGCTGGCGCCGTCCAATTCGTACCCGTCCCACTGGCGTTATTTCCGTTGATTGCAATGGTGCCGGTGTTATAAAGCATATTTTCTCCAGGCAATGAAAAAACCCACCGAAGTGGGTTGTACATTAGGTAAATTTTCTGAAAGGTCAGGCAAATGAGCCTGTTCCTCGGGTAATTGTTAATGTCGGTGCTGATATAATTTTACTGGCTGTTCCTGTCCCTATTACCGTGATGGTCCCGGTTACAGCTGCTGATGTAATTCCCCTCACTGCATGTCTTACGGTCATCCATAGCCCACCAGTCCCGGCAGGCACATTGATTGTGCCGAGATTGCGCGTGCTACCGTTGATATTGAGAGTGATAGATACCGTGGTGGTTCCTGAAAGTGAAGATACAAAAATCAACGCTTCAAGAAGTGCAGACTTAGAGAGTGCTGATGATCCGGAATCATTAAACGTGATTGTTTGTGTCGCAACCCCGCCGCCGGAAATATTCACGTCAGCGCCTATCCCCATGTTTGCTATATCGCCAATAAAACTCGTGGCCTCAACCGCACCTTTGAAAACGCCGTCAGCTGCGATTACCGTTCCACGAATGGTGACGTTATTGAAAACGGCATAACCCGATTTGTTGATGTGCCAGCCGACGTTCCCGGTTCCGTCCCATGTCGTGGACTGGATGTAATCGCCGATCATCGCATTCTGAATCCACCCCGTACCGATGAATGCCTGGTTGATAAAGGTCTGCCCGTTTTGGATCACAAAAGGCAGCGTAACTGTACCACCTGCCTGAGTAGTGACGGCAAAACGGTCGGCCAGGAAGATTACCTGCGACTGCATACCTGATGGCGTATTTTCCACCCCGATCCCCATCCCTGCGGCGTAATACTGCCCATTACTCGTTACCCCAACTTTGATGTTGTACATCGCGCTGAGCTGGCCGTTTACGTTCGCAATGGCCTGGGCGTTCGTGGTTATAGAGGCTGTATGTCCATTGACGGTGGCCGTGATGGCGTTTATCTGCGTCGCCGTGGCCTGCTGATAATTCGAAACCGTCTGGCTCAGGCTGTTGATGGATGCCGTATTGCCGTTGACGCTCGTCTGCATGCTCAGCAATGCACGTGCTGTTGCTTCCTTCTCAGTGACGATCACCTTATCAATGCGGTCCAGCTGTGCGCTGTTACCTGCAACAGAAGCTGACAGAGTTTTACGCGTGGCCACCTGAGCGAGGTTGGCCTGGATTATCGCAATTGCCGAGTTTTTCACTCCTCCCGTCATTCCATCCATAGACACGCTGATACTGTCTATTCGCTGGCCTAGCGCGGTATCAGCCGTCGCAACGGTCTGCTCAAGCTGTGAGAGGGAAGACGACACGTCACCAACCGTGCTAGAAAGTTCATTAACGCTGGTCTGAACCTGCCCGATGTCCTGCGCATTTTTTGCGATTTCCTGTGCCTGAAGCTCAAGGTTGTCGGCGTTCTGCTTGATGTCGTCAGCCATGCCAGCAATTTTTTCATTACTGTCCACCGCGTTCTCGATCAGGTCTTTGAACGTATCGGAGTCTTTAATTTCCTCCAGGATCACGTCTGTGATGTCGGAAACATCGATGCTGGCCTGTCCCCGCACCCATTCTGTGTAACCTGATTCGTTGCCGCTGCGGTCCACCAGCTGCGCCCGGTACCAGAAAGTCTGCCCTGCCTTAAGGCCCATCTGCTGATACTTGCGCTGCGGATAGGGTACGTCTGCCAGCAGCATCGCATCGTCTTCCGTCCCGGTCAGGCTGTACTGAATTTCCGTCTTCAGCGTGTCGTCGGTGTTCGCCGGGAATCCCCAGCTCAGCTCGATACCGAAAACCACATTATCAGAAGCGATGAAGCCGACCGGTTTCGGCGGATTGCCCACTTTCCCCGTCAGCGTTTTCTCTTCTGAATAGCCCCATCCGGACGAGATTTCTGCGGCATTGATTGCGCGCACGCGCACCAGGTAGCGCCCGGCATAAATCCCGGGGACGTCGAATGACGTGGTGGAGCTGCGCGGCACGTTAACCCAGTTCCCATCATTGCGGCGCCATTGCGCTTCATAGGCGATAGCGTTCTGCGCCTGGTCCCAGCTCACGCGCATCGTTTCGACGCTGATATTTTGCTGCACCACAGAAAACGAGCTGATCACGATGTTCGCAGGCGGCGACTGGTTGCCCGGCGGGATCACGCTCACCGGCCGCTGGTCAATGATGGCTCCGGTATCGATTCGGGCATATTTATCCGGGTCGTGCCATGCGCCAGTAATCGAGAAAGTGCCATCATCCTTTTCGGAAACGCTGACAACACGATACTGCTGCGCGTAGAGCTCGTCAGATTCAACCACCCAAACAGCTTCGACCTGTGGCGTCTCACTGTATGCCGTGGTGACTGTGACTGATTCCCCGTTTACGGCCTGAATGGTCCTGCTCTGCGACACTCCGGATGGTAAGTTGAGAATAAGGCGATCACCTGCTGCTGCATCTGCCACGCGGTCAAGTTTGATAACCCGACCGTTAACGGCGCTGATGCGGCCGCCCATAACCTTTCCGGAAAGCAGCTCGTCTGCCACGGCGATGATGTACCCCGGCTGCGGAATGTTTCCGTCCAGCCCGACATCAAACGAAACAACGCGATCCTTGTTGTTGGTGAGAATACCCCAGCGCCCCTTTCGGTTCGCCTCTGACTGCCTGGTGCAGCCGATGGCTGTCATTTCCAGCTGGTTGAAGCCGTACCGCGCCACCAGAGCCTGCTCAAATACAGGCTCCATCGCGTCGGCGTAAGCATTACCGGGATCAGACCATGATACCAGCGCTGTGGTGTAGCGGCTTTTCGTGGTGCTGCTCGAATAGGTGAAGCGACCGCCAACAACGTTAGCGCGCGTGTAGCTGTAATCAACATCGCGCGGCATGTCAGCCAGGGCAACAATCTGATCCCCGCCCCAGTAGGTCATACCACGGAAGATAGCAGCAAAATCACGCAGGACTGTGTAGGCGTCGTTCCGGTCCTGGATGTACACGTTACAGGTATAACGTGGTTCGGTACCGTTGCCCCCCTTGCCGTCTGGTACCATCTGATCGCAATACTGGGCAACCTGATACAGCGTCCATTTATCGATATTCGCAGCAGTCAACCGGTGGCCGAGGCCGAACCGGTCGGAAACAACCAGATCGTAAAAAATCCACGCCGGATTATCCGTCCATGCCCACTTAAACGCACCGGTCCATGTCCCGCTGTACGTTCTTGTTTCGGGGTCATAGTTATCTGGCACACGAATAACACGCCCGCGAGGCTCGCAGGAGATCTGCGGGATCGAGCCGTTAAACTGGCTGGAATCGAATTCGATGTAGAGTAGCGCTGTGTTGGGATAGCGTAACTTGGCGTCAATCACCTCAGTGAAGCTCTGCAGCGTCATGGTGTCGCCGATCTTCGCGCTGTTGGCGTCAGAGGTAATCTTACGCAGGCGGATTGTCCAGGTGCTGCCAGCCTGCGGTAAATCGATACGGTGGCTGCGCTCATAACCAGACGTCGTTTTGCCGGTCACGCTGGTGTTGAGTACCGTCTGCCATGTGCCGCCGTCCGTCTGCAGGTCAATCGCATAATTGACCGAGTAACCAACCAGATCGCCGTCGTCCTCCTGTTTGAAAAGCGAGGGCCATTTCAGGCGCAGGCGAACTGCTGAAAGCTGCGTATTGGTAAACGTGCGCGTCCAGGCTGTAGCGCTTGATACCTCGTTTCCTACGCTGATTTCGTTTTCGGTACCGGGAATACCCTGAATATATTTTTGCGCCTGCGTTCCCGCGCGAAACTCCCACGTCACGCCGCTAAAGTTTTGGGAACCGTCGGCATTCTCCAGCGCCGTTCCGTCCAGGTAGATATCTTTGCCGGTTAGCTGCCCTGCAAACTCCCCTTCGCCAAGCGCAACGAGGATTTTTGCCTTCGCTACAGATTGCAGATCATCAGGCTGTTCGGTAGGGGTTCGTGAACTGGAGCTGCCGCCCTTGCGGCCCTTTAACACTTTATCTGTAGCCATATTGCGCCCATAAAAAAAGCCACCCGAAGGTGGCCAGAAAAAAGGTTAGTTATCTACTGCTGATCTTCGACATAAATTCCGGCAGAAATAATCGCTCCACCTATCCGCCGGCGACCATAAAGGAGCGGTACCGGATAGCCCTGAGCAGCGGTGTTTGTCACTCCACCGAACGCGTATGATGCGCGGTTATCTGCACTTTGCTTGCTGGCAAGTCCGGTTGGCTGAGGAGAAAGCATCTGTACAACTCCGCCTAGCATCATTGCAGCACCAAATTTATATAAAAATGGTGAGGCTGCAGCCCATGGAGTGAAGCTAAGCACAGCACCAGCGGCCACCAACACAGCACCTAAAACTGTTTGCAGCACACCAGCTTTTTTCCCCCCAATGATTACAGGTACAATTCTGATCACTTCACCTGTAACGGGGAAGCCAAGGTCATCTACTCCTATGTTTTTCTTCCCTTTGAAAACGGCAAAGGTTAGACCACGACTTTTACTACTAATCATATAACTTTCAAAGCCCGGAATAGTTTTAGCGAGGGCCGTTCCAGCTTCAGATACTTTATTGATAAGGCGGTGGTGTATCTTTCCAAAAATTTTACCTGGTTCGCCACTTAACTCAATTCGCGTCATTACCTCTTGCATGCCATCTCCTAAAATCATTTCAGGCTGTTAAGGTTTAAAAACCATTAGAGTAATTATCTGAGCCAAATTTTTTAGCATCCTCTCTTTTCATAGCGTCAGTATAATATTCATATTTGACGCTTATAACACCGTTTGGGTCACCAGCATCTGCGTTGTATGGCACAGGGCGAGCAGAAAGCGTTACTTTCATACCATTAAAATCATAATCACGATACCACTCTCCGCAACCACTACTTTTCAAACAGTTATAAAAGCCGTGTTTTTCATCCCTAATACTTTCTTTTACAAGAACTGGATCGCCATACTTTTCATCTAGAATATTACTAATATCTTTATATACCTTAGCACCCTCAATGAATGACTTTGAATTTTTATCAACGTTAACTGTAAAGGTTATGTGAGTCAGACCTCTGCCAGCGACAAACATTAAATTATAACGACCTGCATAGGTTGACGGATTAGGCGCAGTATCGGAAGCTGCAAATGCAACTTTCTTTTCGTCACCATCTACCTTAAGACCTTCAATATTTTGTGCCAATGTATCTTTAACTGATTGTCCCCATTTGAAACCAAATGGGGCATCAGGTAAATCATCACAAGCAGATAATAAAAACACAGTAAAAAATAGACATAATAATTTTTTCATAACCCCTCCATTCAAAAATTAAATGGAAGGTTAGCACAGGTCCTTATATCGTAGAACCTTCATCGTTCTCTCTTGCCAGTAGCCTCCATACGGCACGCGCTGACTCAAGTGTCCATAAAGGTGGTGAAGCAGCATATTACCCTCCAGCAGTATACCCGCGTGGTTCCACTTATCAGCCTGCACCTGCATGATCACCATATCGCCGGGTTTCGGTGGCCCGTCGAATTCACGGAATCCGCACTCATACCAGCAATCCTGATAGAAGTTGTCCGGATATTCGTTTTCCCACCAGGGATAATCCACCCGGTAATCGTGGAGCTCGATACCATGCGTTTGCCGGAAATAGCTCATGACGAGCCCCCAGCAATCGAAGTGTCCAAGCACAAACGGACGTTCCAGCAGCGGCAATTCTCCGCGCGGCTGAATGGTGCGTAAATCTCCCTCCGGCCAGCTTACGATGTGCCAGGGTAAAAGCGTTGCATCGCATTGCGCTTTATCCAGTTCGCTCGGTTGCGTTGTGGCATCAGGGTGACTGTGAACGATGGCGATCACCGTTCCCCAGTCCTCAGCAGCTGCGTAATCCTCTGGCGAGAGGTGGAAATGTTCCGTCGGCTCTGCAGCGAGGTTACGGCAAGGGAAATATCGTTCAACACGGCTTTTCTGCACCACCACGCCACAGCACTCGCGAGGATATTCAGCTGCAGCATGCGCCATAATGGCATCAATGGTTTTCTGCCGCATATCAGCTCCTGATCAAAGACGTGCCAGGGAACCCACCAAACGAGAGCTCGTTATTTTCACCGAACCGAAGTTTGCAGGCCGTCAGCGTGCCGTTGCATTCATCAAGCGACGGATCGCTGACCGGGTTGTTGTTTTTGTCGAAATAGTTAGTTCCCGCATAATCGCAGCCGTCGCCCGTGCGATATTTATTCCGGATGCACCAGGTACACAGGGAATGAAGCTGCCGCGTCGGGATCATTTGCCCCTGCAGGTCCATCGGGCTGGATAGCGTGAACTCAACCACTTCGTTTGTTTCACTGCTCTTTGCATCGATGTAGAAAACCTTCAACTTTTCCTGGGTCGGATCAGCTGTTGGATTGCCGTCGGCAAAGTTAATCGCGTCAAGATATTTTCCCAGCGTGTCATGGATTGTCACTTTCGCCTGCAGCATATCGTCATAAGCCAGACAGAGTGCCGTTATGGAGCTATCAAGGTTAGCCACCGATAATTTTGGCTGCGCGCTACTTCCACTGGTAGATGCCTCGATCCCCTCAATTTGACAGGGCCAGGCTTTATACTCCTCACCCTGCCACCAGATTGATTTAGCCGGGAGATTATTTTCGTCTCCCCCTGCTGCGACAATTTCCGCCTCAGTATGGGCCAGGTTGTAGCTGTGAAATCTCAGCACCTCGCCTGTACCAAAGGCCGTTCCGTCGACCTCATAAAGCCTGACTGCATCGCCGGGCTCAAGCTTCTGATAATCTGCATTGAGACTCATGGTTTGAATGCCTGTTGGAAAGTTGCCGAAAGGGAGTAGTTCTCGCCGCCCATCGGTGTGGGCTTATACTCAGCACAACGATATAAGCCGAGCTGCTCAAGCGGTGGTTTCCACTGAAACGCTTTTGTACCTCCATGCCTGTCAAGAAAGGTTTTTATCGACTGAATGTATTCCTCAGTTCCAACAAAATTCATTTCCCATTGTTGGCTGCGAGGATTGATACCGTCGCCAGAAATCTGCTCGTAGCCGTCCCCAAACTTAGCGCTTCTTGTCCTGAACGAAACGGTTTGCGTCGGGCTAACTCTGGGGCTCCAGGAGAAGGTTTCGATAGACATGTTTATCGGGTTCCTTTCATTGCATTCCAGATATCACCACCAGGGCGGATATCACGCATGACATTTTGCTTATATCGCTGATCGACAAAACGCCCTACATCAGCACCGAACTGTTCCAGCCCTGAGGGAGCCTGTGTAGATGTATTACCGTTTGAATCAATATTGATATAAACCTTCGGCGCCATGTCGCCTCCCGCCCCACCACCATTAACAGCACGCACCCCTAGTGAACCATCCGCTGCACGGGTTAGCGGCATGATCGCCTCCGGTCCAGCCTCTCCCATTACTCCGGCACCTTTTGCGAAAGCAAAAAACGTAGGGTTATCGACAATCTGACCGCTATAAGCGCTCAAATCTGAGGAGGAATAAACGCCTCCTTTAGCGTTGAACTGGAAGTTGCTTCCGTAATCGGCAATTGCTGTTCCTGAACTGGCCGCCGCACCACTACCAACAGCACCAGACACACTCGAACCTACGCTCAGGATGGAGCTCAGAATTGTATTAGTTAGCAACGCCTGTGCTGCCATATCGACGAGGTTTTGAATTATCGATTGAGTAAGCGTGGAGAACAGGTTGATCATGCCCTCTTTAAAGGTCTGCGTTTTAGTCAACAGCCCCGTCAGAACATTAGTGGTACGCTCACGGGTAGCATCCACCAAGCCGATCGCCAGATTATTGAAGTCACTCTGTGAGCGATATAATTCCAGCGCGGTCTGATACTGAGCATCAGCAGAATCTTTACTGCTCTTCTGCATCAGCATTTCGTACTGCTGCTTACTTACTGCGCCATTGCGATAATAGGTCTCGATCAGGCTTTGCTGCTGTACGAGTTGATTTCTTTGCTGGGCGAGCGGATCAACGTCCCCTGCAAGATCAAGACGTGGTGCTGAAATAGCATTAGCCTGGGCCTGTAGGATTTGTCGCGATGTCTCCTGTGAAAGGGTGACACGCGCAGCCATAAACTCCTTTTCAGTAAGTAGACGGGCATCAAGAAGCGACTTCAGCTCCTGGCTTGCCTCCTTTTCCTGATTGATTGCCGATCGCGCGGGTGAGAACTGCTCAGCAAGCTCTGCGCGTTGCTTCTGGTAATTCTCAGCATTCATCAGCAGCGTGCGCTGCAGGTCCTGCTCACTGGCTCCATTTTTACGGGCGGCTGCGATTAGCTTTTCCTGGCTGGCTTTTTCCTGAAGATCAATTTTGCCAAGGCTGGTTGCATGAGCCTCTTCAATCTCCCTGCGCAACTGAAGGTACTGATTGACCGTATCCTTCCTGGCCTTTTGAGTATCTTCACCGGTCCACGGAGTAGTGACTCCCTCACCGGACTTAGCCGTCTCCGCAGTAATAGTTTTGATGTCACTCGCGAGCGATTTGGCTTGATCTGCAATCCCTGTCTGGACCAAAAATCGTGCCTTACTGACGTTCTCAAGATTTGACTGTGTTGTTTCTAACCCCTTATTCACAGATTCGAGATCAGCTTCAGCGCGTTTTTTGCTGTCCTCTACGCCTTTTTTCTGTCGGAATGGGTCAAAACCACCGAGGCTATCAAGCCTGCTGTCTGCGTCCTGAATCTCCTTGATCAGCTGGTTACGCTGGGTGACCTGATTTTCATACTGGTCTTGCAGATCAATCTGCTTTACCGCCAGCTGTTTATCAGACATCTGCATCAGTGCAGCAGTAGTCTCAATGACAGCATCCTTGAGGTTAATTGCTGACTGCCTGGCATCCTTCGCCTGCTGATGAAAATACAGGAGCGCCGAACCTGCCAGCATTGCAGCGCCGAACGGTCCACCAACCAGTGCTAAAGCTCCACGAGCAAGGCCTACTGCAACCGAGGCGGCCCGAGCAGATACTGAGACCTGGCGATTTGCTGCAGCCAACTGCATTTTCGCTCGGGTTGCCAGATTCGTTTGCTCAGTTTCCTCTCGAATTAACCGGTTAAACTCCCCCTGGTAATTAACGTTAAGGCCTTGTTGCCTGGCGGTCTTCTCCATCTGGCGGTAGTACCCAAACTCGGCATCATTTCGCTTAAGTGTGGCGGCAGTTGATTCAAGCGTTTTGCGTGCACCGTCAGCCTGGGCAGCAGCCGCAGCTTTTATGGCTGCCTGATTTTGTTGCCAGGCGCTTACGTTTTCACGAAGACCAGCAGTTAATTTTGTCGAGAGAACGGGGATCAATGTGTACAAAGCTACGCTTGCAACAGCATTGAAATTATCGGTGAGCAGGTTTATTCCATCGGTTACTGACTGAATGCCTGAACGCAGGGGGCCGGTACTGCTTTGACCAATCTTGATGATCATGCCTTCAAACGCACTGGTCAGCCCCATGATGTCGCCATTCAGGTTATTTACGCGAATAGCGGCCTGCTCATGCGCAGTCTGGGTGCCGGTGAGGGCCTGGGTTAATGCATCAAGTTTGCTGCGGTTGTCCACCAGCACTGAGGCCGCATTGATATTCTCAACCCCGAAAAGTTTTACAGCCTGTGCGGTAGAAAGATTTTTCTTAGACAGATTCTCCAGTGCGCCGCTAAGCCCCACAACCGAAGGTTTTAGGGTTTTGTCGGTACCTTTCTCCAGCGCTAGGATCACGTTTCTCAGCGCTGTGCCTGCTTCGCCGCCTTTGATTTCACGTTCGGCCAGAACCTGAATCGCTGCATTCAGTGTTTCAAATCCCACCCCGGCCTGCGCGGCCGCCACACCGCCATTTTTTATAGCGGCAGCGGTATCAGCAATTTCAGAAGCCCCGAATTTCGCGCCGGCAGCCAGAACGTTGATATAACGATCTGCCTCCTGAGCCCCTGCACCGAACTGGTTAAGCGAAAGGGCCAGCGTCCGGGTTGCATCCGGCAGGGTTGAGCCAGCAGCCTGAGCAAGCGTAAGCGCGCTCTTTGTTGCCTCGGTCAGCCCGTCAGCAGTCTGAAGAAGTTCTGGTTTAGCTGACGCCATCAACTTCAGGGCTTCAACTGCCTGACTTGCGCTGTATTCAGTGCTTCGACCCATTTCCTGAGCGGCTTCATCAAGCGTCTTTAACTGATCGCCGGTTGCACCCGTGATGGCCGACAGATCGGACAGTGCCTGGCCGTATTCGCGGGTGGTTGTGATGATCGCGCCGAGCGATAACCCGGCGCCGGCAAATCCCGCCAGCCGGCCAGCGACTCCGGTGATGGTTTTACCCATCCGGGAATAGGCTTCATCGGTCTTTTTTGCATCTTCCTGCGCGTTACGGTTGAAACGCCTAGAGGAGTTCTCAGCGTCGCCGTATGCGCCCATCAGCTGAGATTTAAAATTGGCTGCGTTGAGATGCAGCCCGACGGCAAGGGAGGCAACGTCAGCCATTACATTAACGCTCTCATTACGGCCGCACACTGATCGTCAACGTTACTGACTGCAGCGGGAGGCGGGGTTTCAGGAGGTGGCCCACTCTCCTCGCCAGGACGGCTGATGGCACCGGTACGCAGGAAATACGCGCGCCAGTGGTAGAGAGTTTCTACCGGGAGTGAAGCTATCTTTGACGGATCGGGCTCGCCCCAGCGGTCGGCCAGCCAGAAAATAAACTCCAGCCAGGGCGAGCTCGTTAGTTTTTTTCCGCGTCTTCAAGTTTGCCAAGGGCATGCTTTTTAACGATGGCAATAGCGTCCAACAGGGCCACGTTGTCATGCGCTTGCAGCAGCTCTGCTGCGGTTGGTTTGTCTTCAACTGCGATTAGGCTGCCGTCGGGATGAACAAGACAATCGACAATCAACTGCACACTGAGTTCGGAAGCTTTGCGCGCATCCTCGGCAATCTGGCTGTCACGCAACGCTTCTTCATGATCGATAAGTTCACCCGCCGTCATACGTCGTAGATAAACAGTGGTGCCGAAAATTTCGGCGGTAACAATGGTGTTTTTAGGCCTCAGAAGAGCTGATTTCAGTGCGGAAACATCGATGGTAGTCATACTAATTCCTGAAAGTTAAATAATAAAAAGTCGCCATGAGGCGGCCAATGAATAACGTTTATGTTCAGCTGCCAGCAGCAGTACCCCAGGTAATATTGTTCTGTTTACCCTGAACGGTAATCTGAATAACCTCGCTCGCCGGGGCAGTGATTTCATTCATCTGCCAGCCAGACAGGGCCAGGATCATATTCGCTGTTCGCCCGTTTGGCAGCTCAACGTAAAACTGAACAGTTTCACGGTTCTCTGCCGCATTGAGGAAATCGGCAAAGTCCTGGTTAGCTGGGTCGTCAATGAACCCTAGTGATTTTTCCGGGCCTTCCGGCAGGTCAGAAATAAACTGTTTGCTTTTATCAATGAGCGTGGTGCAGTCTACGAAGCCGCCCGTCTGGCCTGTGGCACCCAGTGCTTTACAATTGATAAGCGGTTTCATTGTTGCTACGTCGCTGCCCGCAGCCCCCCACATAACGACAGTGCCAGCAGGCAGCATCGCGTACTCTGGCGAAGTTTTATTATCAGCCATAATTTCTCTCTCTTTGATGGTGGCAGCGAGCGCTACCGGTGGTTTTCAATACGGTCACGTATTTCTATTGCGAGGATGCGCAGAACTTTCGCTTTTTGATAATCGAGCGCCGGACGAATGAACGGACTGGCGACCTGCTTCACAGTCCCCATCTCCTGAGCCAACGCTTTGATGAAGTGTTTTTTGCTCGGGCCAACGCGAAGATAAACAACCGCATTGCCTTTAGCTTTCGAAGAAGATGAGCGGATTTTTATTGAATCACGCATATGCTCATCTTTTGCTGTTTCGTCATACCCAGCATGCGATTTCATATCTTCCAGAACAGGTTCAAGAGCTGCTTTTCCTGCCTCACGCAAAACCTGCGTACCAACCTTTTCACCAAGGGCAAGGAGCTGACGTTCGAGTTCCTGAAGCCCTTTGACCTCCATGCGGATCATGATGACTCCTCATAATAATAAAGTACGTAATCTCGGATAAGCTTGTACTGAACCTGATTACTGGTAAGGGTCGCCTTGTCCTGCAGAATATTTCCACGCTGAATATATTGAACTGGATAACCTTCAAGCTCTCCGTGGATAATACCTTTCCAGTGAGACCAGATAGCCTTATCCAGTTTGACCAGCCCGGTGTAATCACCCACTTTATACATTGAGATTTGAAAGCGCCCAGCTATCAGCCCTGTACGCACCATCCCGTTTTCTATATCCGGGTCTGATATCAGCTGAAAAGTAATTCCGTTTTGCTCACTGTCTGGCAGCAGGAGAGGATAAACAGCCATTCCGGAAAGGCGTTCAAGCGAGGTTTTAATTGCCTGTTCTATCATGTCGGATATCCCGTTCAGCCGTAATTACACATCGATCAGGATTGCTACGGTCAACAGCGCGTACGGTATAGACCTCTTCATTCCATGTTACTTTCCAGTCAGCTTGAATGTCTGGACGTAGCCGGATCGTGAATAGCCAGGTTTCAACCACCTGCTGCTGGTCGATTGTGCGGATTTTTCGATTAGATACGTTTTCCGCCTTTGCCCATACAGTAGCAACCTCCACCGCGATTGACGGAAGAGGTTCTCCAAGCGGTCCCCGCTGAGTTTCCATTTTCTCTAATCTGATGCGTTTATTGAGCTCGCCAGCACGTAAAGAATTCATAGGCCATAAATCCTGTAAGGCTGAAGTAGAGCTTCGACGGCAAAGGGAACCTGAGCCACAGTCTCACCGATAACAACAGATTCACGATTCGCGTACCAGTGACCTATCAGCAGTAGCATTGCCGCCTTAACATCATCATTCAGTAGAATCGGATCCGGGTCATCTGCGTAGCCAGGGGAGCTTTGATTTTCATAGAGCGTTCGCCTTGTCCATGTCTGGACGTAACGCGCCGCCGCACCTGTGTAAATCTCCAGCAGAGCATCATCACCCGTAAATTCGGTATCAATGCGGCAATGCTGTTTCACCACATTCTGATCAAGCATTTGTTTGCCCCAGAAAAAGCGGCCCGAAGGCCGCAATATTTATCAGCTCCCCGCGCCGGTGCTGAATGAACCGTATACGAACGCCTCAGGGCGTTTCACAGCCAGCGCCAGACGTTCTTCGCAACGGATGGTGATCATGTTTTTCTCGAAGTCGTCGGCGTTCTCCGTGGAGATCACCACGTTCGCATCTTCGCGGTCGAAGATTTGCGCGCCAGCGTTGAATGCACCGGTCAGGAATTTACCCTGGAAGGCTGCCGCTTCCGTTGCAACAACCGGCAGACCCCAAAGTGTCGGGCCAGTCAGTGCCGCCGGGTTAGCCAGGATGTAACGGCCCAGACTGTCTTTTGTCAGCTCGATCCGCGCCCAGTCAATGAAGTGAAGAACGTGACCGGATGCAGGGAAGCGCGCCAGCTGTGCCTGCAACATTGCCAGACGCAGATCATCAATCCCGCTCTGCTGTTCGACAGTGAACGCCGGATTAAAAGCCGATGCCTGAGGAACGATGCCATGCAGATGAACGCCGGTACCATCACCGAAGAGAATTTCCTGCTCTTCTGCATACTTCAGCCCGTACCGCATTTCGGCATCAACGGTGGACTGCAACTGTGCGAAGTCATCCAGGATCTGCTTTGAGGCTTTGAACAGGTGGGCGATAGTGCTGACGCCAGTGATTTTCGGCGTGAACTCAATTTCGCTGTATGGTTTCTGTGTATTTTCAGGAACCACTTTCGCGTTATTGGTAAAGCCTGTCTGCTGCACCCAGAAAATAGCTGAGGAGGATGTACGTCCTGGAGCAATCAGATCGCGAATGAACAGGCGCTGTTTCGGTGCCGTATCAATACCCGGCAGGCGCTGTGGCTCCACAACACCATCAGGCACATCCACCGAAGTCAGGGCGGCCTTAACCGGGATGCTGATGCGTTTACCGCCTTCCACGCTGGACGCAAAGGTTTTGAGGGCTTCAGCGGAAATCACCTGGTGGCCAACGGATTCGACAACCTGTTTCGCGTTTGCCAGCGGCATCTGGGCAACATGTTGCTCCAGTTCGCCCATAGCGGCCTTCAGCGTTTTTTCAGCTTCACGCAGCGCATTGAACTCAGAAGCCATTTTATCAACTGCAGCCTTTGTTTCTTCTGACAGCCTGCCTGACTTCTGCGCCTCTTTGAGTGCGTCTTCTGCTTTAGCGTTGAACTTGCCGGTTGCCTCTTCAATGCTGGCAGTGACTTTTTTCAGAATATCGTTTACTTCAGACATAAATGGTCCTTATTTGACTAGCGCCGCCAGGGCGTTTTCAAGTGAATTGATGGTTTCAGGTTTGATGTCTTCGGCAGCGCCCGGCGTACCGTCGTTGGTGGTGACAGCGCCAGGCATGCCACCGGATAAGGCTTTAATGAGTTTTCTGCGCTCAGAGCGCGGAGTGTTGGTCTTGGCCAGCAATGCATCAAGTTTGCGAAGCGCGGCTGCAGGCGATTCGTCGCCGTCGCTGACCGCATCTGCAGAAAGCAAGCTGTCTGCCAGTCCCTTCGCCACAGCATCACTGCCACCGATATAGCTTTCCGCGTCCATCAGCTTCTGCACAGCGGCCATATCAAGGCCGGAGCGCGCCGCGTAGATGTCAGCCATAGCGGTATCGAAGGGTTCCAGTGACTGTGCCAGTTCTGCAAAATCATGGCGGTTTCCCATCGCGTATACCCAGCAGTTGTGGATCATCAGGAAGGCACCGCGGCCAATCTGAATATCATCCCCCGCCATCGCAATTATCGAGGCGGCGCTGGCGGCAATGCCCAGCACCTTCACCGTTACACGGCCTTCGTATTCGCGGAGCAGGTTATAAATAGCCAGACCTTCGAACATGTCGCCGCCCGGTGAGTTGATATTCACCGTGACGTCTGCGCCGTTCATAGCCCGAAGCGCACCGGCAATACGTTTAGCTGTTACCCCTTCGCCCCAGTAGTCCTGCCCGATAACATCAAAAACAGAAATGCTGTTATCGTCGGTGGCCGCTGCTTTGATCCCGCCGTCCCAGCGGTCCAGTGCGGACGGTAATGTTTCACAGGTAACGCGCGCGCAGGGGCGACCCGCCGGTGCTACCGGAAGTTGTTTTTTGCTCATCAGGAAAGTGCTCCTAAGCGGCCTGTTTCAGCGGAGATTGTTCAAAGGAAATATCGGGGAATACGTGGTTATGCAGCTCTCGCAGGGCCAGTGCCTGAACAGCAGGGTTGCTGCTTTCGAGATTTTTCAGTTGCGTCAGGTTGAGCTGAACGGTGTAAATATCGCCCCCTTCAATCGGCGGCATGTTCTCAAGACGACGAACGTCATTACGGGACATCCAGCCATTCTGAAGCGCGCTGGTATAGTATGCCGCGCGACCGGCACTATCGGCTCGCAGCAGACCTTCAACAGAGAATTCTGCAAACACTTCGTCATCGCTGTCGAGTAAGCACCGGCCAATTTCCTGCTCAATATTCACCAGCAGCGGTCGAAGTGTATGAGTCAGAAACTGCAGGTTCATACCTTCCAAGCTGGATGCCCAGCTGCTTTGTTTCGTGGTGTGACCAACCATGAAAGGCGGCACGCGAAACCAGCGGCAGATCTCCTCAATGCTAAATGCGCGGCTTTCGAGCATCTGAGCATCTTCCGGGTTCATGGTCACGCCCTGGTACGTCAAACCACCCTCAAGAACCATGATTTTCCCGGCGTTTTTCGAACCGGTAAACGCCGCCATGTAACCGCGAAGTTTTTCACGTTGAGTATCATCCAGAGCTTTATCAGAAGAGAGGAATCCTGAACTCTGCAGGCCCTGTTCGAATATCTTCGCCGCGGACTCTTCAACGGCCATTGCTGAACCGATCACATCCCGGCCTGTCTTCATCGGCATCATGCCGCAAACACCGTCCAGACCGAACCCGCGAATGTGCATGATGTTTTTGACCGGAATGACGCGCTCGTTTCCGTTTTCAGTGTAATTGTATTCCAGCGCCCCGGTAGTGAGACGTTTAACCACCATGTTCTGCGGCAGTAAAGGCACCAGCGAAACCAGGCGGTTTGCGATGAATTTCTTCTCAATGAAGGCGTTCCCGCGCAGGCAAATACTGGCGACCACCATCAACATAAAGCGTGATGGTGTCATTTCTGAATTGGGGCGGCGGCACAGTATCGAATAGGCCGGATGATCGGTTGCCGCTTTGCGCGAACCGTCAGGCTGTCGAACGTATATTTTCAGCGGAAGGGTTGAAATAGACTCGCTTAACAGCCTTACGCATGCCCACACAGCCGATAGCTGGATGGCTTTATCGGCCGTGACCACCTTTCCGCTGCTGCTGGTGCCAAACCATTCCTCCCAGAACGTGCCGGTAGTCAGGCTGATAGGCACACCAAGCCAGTTAAGCAGAGCGCTTTTCACCCTGCCTGGCTGTTTGTTTTTTTTCATCAGAAACCTACCATGATGGGATTATTGAAGAATCCGGAGAGATCCTGCTGGTCGTTGCCACCGTTAACCAGAACGCGGCTCATTGCTGTGAACAATGCTGCCGGGCCATCAATCTTGGCCTCTGGTGTGGACTTGTTCGGGAAAATGTTCTCGTTCCGGTCAGGTTTGACGGTTACGTTGGACATCATCCAGTTCATTACCGGGTGATCGCTGTGATGGAAGCGGCCGCCGTATACCAGTGCTTCGACCTCTTTCATCGCCTCAGAGAAATTGCGAACCGTCTGCGGCACTTCCACCAGCGGCAGCCCTTCTTCTGCCAGCGCAAGGCTGAACTGCGTCGCACTCCACGGGTCGAAGCCAATTTCTTTCAGACTCTCGCCAGCAACCCACACCTGCAGCTCTTCCTTAATCTGAGCATGGTCGATTACATCCCCGTCGGTAAGGATCAGCTTGTCCATCTCGGCCCACTTACGATAGAGCTCTGCCATCTGGCGTGAACATTTCTCAAGGCGTCCTTCCGGCAGCCAGAATTTAAAATCCGCATGAACGTGGCCACCTGGCGCGCGCCAGACTTTAGCGGCTGCACAGATATCAATTTTGTTTGAAAGGTCAACGCCCACCCAGGAGGGATAGGTTTTAAGTTCGTGCTGCGGGGCGATAAACTCGCATTTTTCCCATTTCATCATGTCCATCCAGGCAGACTCTGCGGTAACCCAGATATTCATGTGTTTGGTGAAAAAGTTAATCCTGGCCGAAACCTGCTCTTTCGCCTTTTTAGCCAGGCGGCGCAGGTCATCCCAGCGCTTACAGATACCCAGCCCCGGATTCGCCTTCTGCCAGACTTTTTCATCAAAGGGATCGTCACCTTCATCTAAGGTGTAGATGATGGCAAAAAACGTATCGTCTTTAACCAGTCCGCGCAGGACCTTGATTGCGTAATCGCGTAGTTCGTAACAGATACCTTCTTTGTTGAAGCCTGCGGTGGTGATACCGAAAAGCAGCGATTGCAGGCGCGCGCCTGTGGCCGTCTCCAGAACGTCCCAGACGTCACGGGTTTTATGAGCATGCAGCTCGTCGACGATGGCACAGTGGATGTTCAGGCCGTCGAGGTTGTTCGCATCTGATGATAAAGGCTCGAATTTGGAGGCCGTTTGCTCCTGGTAGATAGCGAGCTTGTTGAATTCGAAGATCCGCCCAAGAGTGGCTTTCGCCTTCTTGACCATATTTTTCGCGTCTTCAAAAACAATTCGCGCCTGGTCACGGGTGGTTGCAGCGGAATAAACCTCCGCCCCGCCCTCGCCGTCAGCGCCAGCCATAAAGAGCCCCACGCCGGAGCAAAGCGTTGATTTGGCATTTTTACGGGCCACCTCAACATCTGCTGTACGGAAACGCCGAACCATCACCGGGCGACCGCTGCCGTCGTTACGCAGGACTGTTTTCCCCGTCTCTTCGTTAACCAGCGGGATAACAAAACCAAAAATATTAATCAGGATGAAAACATGCCAGTCCATCAGCTCAATAGGCTGGCCTGCCAGCGCACCTTTGACGTGAGGCACAAAATTATAGAAATTCAGAATGTGCTGCGCGCGCGGCTCACTGAAGAAAATACCGCGTTCTTCGCCGTGTGCCAGATCGTCAAGAAAACGCTGACAGGCAAGGCGCACATACTCACAGGCAATAATTTCCCCCGCCACCACCCTCTCGGCGTAGCGGATGCCTTCTGCAACCTTAGCCATTAATCCCTCGCTTTCATAAACTCGGCCAGCGGGTCAACCGCATCAGGACCTTTTGCATTCACTTTAGAGCGGCTGGCTGGCGTCATGCCGAACTCACCGAGCATGGCGCGCAGACGTTTCCAGGCATCAGCTTTCATGATGGCCGCAGGGTGAGCCTTTATCATGCGAATCTCTCGCTCTTTGCCTTCGTCTGGCTCTTCGTCGCTATATACGGCGTAGGTGTAGCCTTCTCTCTCCAGCGTATCGCAGTGATGCCGGTACTCGGTGTAAACCTCAACCAGAAGCTCAAGCGCTCTCGCGTCCAGCTGCGACATGACGCCAAGGGCATCGAGCTCTTCGGCCATACGCCTGAACCAGTATTTCCCCTGCTTGTCGAAATGCTTTGGCGTTGGGGGTACCCCTGCGGCTGGCTTTGGTTCGTTTTCATTAATCGGGCGTTTTGATGGATTACCCCTCACCAAACGTAGATGGGTCGGGGTTTTCGGTGGTCCAGACATAATCGAAAACTCCTATTAATCATCGAATGGGGGACCCCATAAAAAAGTTTTCTAACCTGCGGCGATGTGAAAAGAGGTTAGGCGGCGGTCCTTTGGCGCGTCGTTCCTGAACTTTCAACCCGCCCTCCCCCTCGGTAGATGCAAATGATAATTGATGTCATTTGAGTCTTTCGACCGCTGTCTTCGCCCTGTGGCAGGGCTTGCAGAGGCTTTCGAGGTTGGACAGGTCATCGGTACCCCCATTTGCTTTGGCGGTGATGTGGTCCACCGTCTCAGCGGGTGTATACCTTCCATTTCGCAGGCATTCCTGACAAAGGTGTTTATCTCTGTCGAGAACGATTGGGCGCAGCCTGTCCCACTTACTGCCATAACCTCGCTGATGCCTGCTCTGCCCTCGCTGATGCTGCTGCCAGCCTTCGTTAAGGTGTTTTGGACAATAGCCTGAGCGGTCTGTGGTTGTGCCAGGACAGCCGCGTTTTCTGCATGCCCTCGGTATTAACGCAGGCATCAGGCTAACCTCCACGCCCGGCGGCGTTCTGTGCGTGGCGCTGAGTCAGGGTGACGCTCAACCGGTTCGCCGTCAGCATGATCCACCAGCGAGTAACACGGATAGATCACTGAACCGCCCCAGGCATCACCCACTGCAAAATCAGCTGGCTTATTACTATCCCATTGAGATAGCACATGGCTGATGCGATGAGGCGGTACGCTGTAGCACACGCCGTGTATAAGGCGCGGCAGCGTGATGAAGTCAGACCTTGTCTTGTCAGCAACAATCAGCCGTTCAGCTATCTGCATCTGATACTGAGGCGGGCGGCCAGTGCCCAGGTAGAAACTCACCAGTGAATCAGGAAAGCGCGTCAGCCAGTCAGTGGCCATACCGAAGAAGCCTGGGACAGGCAGAGCGTCATCTTCCAGCACCACTACCCGGCATGTGTGCTGGGTAGCCCACTCAAGCGCGCGTCGGTGATTCCAGTTCGCGCCGTGGTTACCGTCATCAATCAGCAAATGTGCGCCTATAGCCGAGGCCAACGCCTCAGCCTGCTGCCGTCTGGCGTGATGACCGACCACCACAAACTTTATGTTTTCAGCCACCAGCAAATCTCCAATAAAAAAGCCGCACGATGGCGGCTACTGTCTGAATATCAGGGTGTTACTTCGCTTTAACCCTGGTTAAGGTAAGCACTCAGCCCGTCAGTGGTGGGACACTGGCGCACACATGTGCAGAGTGATGGCTGATTACCTCTGACGAAGGAAAGGAAATGAGTGGATATAGCGTTTCAGAACAGTTTGAACGGATTGATGACGTTTTACGCAAAAATTACGCGCTGACAGAACTGCTTGCTCAGACATTCAGCGCATTTGTTGTTGGCTCAAACAACAAAGAAGTTATTGCAAACTTTATTAAATCAACTTCTGTTAGTGACCCATCGATGGTTGAGGCTCACACTCATGCAAAAGAAGCTTTACTGAAGATTCTTGACTCCGTAAAAACAAACTAATTTTTCAATACTTGCAGAAGATATAAATATCTTACCTGTAGGCACTCTGAAAAATTCTTGGCTGCGGCAACTAGATTTGTTGCCGCTTTTACTCTTAACTAGTGTTTTGCTTACCATAATTTCCTCTCTTACTTATGTTTGAACCATGCGTACTCTTTACCGATTCCTTCTGACTTAAACACTGTATGGATGCGCGGTCCGGTGACAATACGATTGCCAAAAGATTTAGCAACAATGCCAAAAGCGATCATATCCCCCACCGCGGCGCCAGCCTGTTCTTTCTTCCAGAAACGATAACTCTCGATCCGGTAGTAAAGACGGATGATGCCGTGAGCGAACGCCATCACATCAGCGCGGGCACCACCTAGCAGCCCAGCGTTAAGCATCACATCGTTGCGGTGTTCTTCAATAAACTCCTGATAGATGCGCTCAGGATGATTCTGTTTCGCCCAGGAGTCAGCGTAGGTCTTCGGTTCAGAACCGACATACACCTTCCCGGGTTCCATTTCTTCCCACGGCGCGCGAAGCATTTCGACATCGGTACCATCGGTACACCAGACGAACCGGTATTCAGGGTGTTCTCGCAGGTGCTGCCAGATGTGCAGCCAGCGACGGAAGTAGACATTCATCTTCACGTCAGGTACGAGATACAGCTCAACATCTGCCGGGGCCGTCAGTAATTCATCCACCAGCGCTATACGCCCACACTGGCGAAGCGAGGCCGCCCATTTGCTCAGCTTGTCAGGCGAGGCCACCATTCTCGTGCCGCGCTGCGGGTCAGGCTGACTGGTGAGCAGCGTTGTGATAACCACGTCGCGCTGCTGGCGGTATTCAACGTAACCAGTAAACCCGGCATCACGCCGTTCGTTGTGGATCTTCACGTTACGTTCCACCAGCGCCTGTCGGTCGGGACGCGGTACCGAACGCTCTACGGCTTCATGCTCATCGAGAGAATGGATCAGTTTTTCTGAGCCGACCACATCACCGTAAGCCCATGTCGTCAGGCCAGCGTTATGGATACGTAGCGCGAGGTCACTGTGTTCGTACATGCCGCGACCGTAAACGGGATCGAAACCGCCAACCTTCTCTATGGCGCTGCGGTGGTAGTAAAGCATCACGCCACGCTGTCCGGTATAAGCGATGTGCTTATCATCCCGGTACAGAACGGTCATATCGTTTATCTTTCGGGGACCAGCCAGATCGAGGAACTGGTAAGCCAGATGAGGCTCAGGTGATTCGATGTAGGGAAGATGCCAGTTATCGGCTATGGCATACGCATCGTCATCCCACAAAAATAAATGTTCGCATCCTGAGTCCATAAGGCATTCAAGGCTGGCATTTTTCGATACGACAATTCCACATGGCTTATCGTGCCGGATTAAATTGCACCACTCCGGCACTTTTGCTGGAGGGTTTGAACCGTCATCAATGACGAATACAACTGCACCGGCAGGTAAATGTTTACGATGTTGCTCAAGCGTATTTGCGAGTACCTGCGGCCTATTATGTGTAGTTATCGCGATCCCGATTTTATTGTGAGAAAAGCTATCGGCGCGGACATAAGGAACCCCATCAACAATGACGTCCATTATTTTCCCTCAAATTCGTATCGTGCTTTCTCAACCGCAGCCGTTGCTTCGGATAATGTCTCAAATTCCTTTCGAAAAATGATATCGCCATTTCTCGTCAGTCTTGCCCTGTACTTACCGCTTTCCCTGATTGAGACGCCAATCACACCAGTCGAGCTCACCGGCTTTATTCGATTCCAGATATTTACTGTATGCGTTACCACTCTTAGGTGTTTTGGGTTGACACACTTTCGGTTATGGCAGGTGTGATCAAGTTCAAAACCATCAGGAACATTCTTGACCAGTAGTTCATAACTGGCTTTGTGTGCCAGGGTCATCATCCCTTTGTGTTTAAACATTCCATATCCGTCTGGATTTATGTATGCAAGCCAGTTCCAGCATCCGGTTGAATCATCAACCATATACTTGCTGCTCAATCTATCAAGCGGTGATTTTGCTTCGAGGGAACCGGTTTTATAGAGTCGCAGATAATGCATCTGGCACATGCCTTTACAATGCGCTGGCCGTTCACATGAATTAACGGAACAGGTTTTTCCTGCATTTCTAACAAGTCCGCTCATCGGAATTACCTTTTAGTGATGAACCTTGTCGCACAGGAGATCCGGCCCTCAGAAGGCTCCGACGCCAGCCGGTTCCTCAAGGGTCATCCTGAAAGGTTCTGAGTAGAGTGTGCGCGTGCGATGCGCATAAAAAAGCCCCGCACATGCGAGGCTTGGTTACTTCAGGCACTGCGTGTTGATGTATTCCTGCAACACCTTCAGGGATTTTTGATCGCTGATGATTCCAGCCCTGATACCGAGAACGTTTCGTCCAGCAACGTCAGAGAGTTCGACGGTGGCATCATGGCCCACGCTGGGGGCGACGGTGGCTTGGGTTGAGGCTGGCACTGGACAGCGGCCTTTGACGAGCACCCTGCCACCATTATCAAGCTTGCGCTGCAGAGCATCATTTTGAGCTTTTGCATCTGCGAGTTCCTGTGTGTATTTGGCATCCAGCGCAGCGACATCCCGCTGGCTCACCTGCATATCTTTGATGGTGTCGTTAGCCAGGCGGAGATTCTCGGTCGCCTTGTCGCGCTGGTCCTTGTAGGTGATGGCGTTGTCGCGGTAATGGTTCACGAGGAGCGCCAGCACGCCGATTAACACCAGCACCAGCAGCTGTAACCAGTAACGCTTAACCAGCGCGCCAATCATGACAGGAACAGAGCCCGCTCTGCCTCCCGGCGACGGGTCAGCCCGTTCAGGACTTTGCCACCAGCTTTATTCCAGCGCAGGAACTCATCGGATGCACCAGCGTAATCACCGGCGTTGAGTTTTCGCAGCAGGGTCGATGTCGACAGGGACCGGGCTCCGAGGTTATACGTGAACGATACCAGGGCGTCGAATTGCCCCTGAGTCAGACCAACTTTAACCAGGCGAGACACATCGTTTTCATAGCTGACCAGCCCGGTCTTCAGCAGACGTTCTGCTGTTTCCTGCTTAATCGTCATCCCGGCGCGGATTGGTTTGCCGTCGACAGGCTGAGTCCAGCCATAGCCGATAGTCCAGACGCCGACGCTGTCCTGGTAGGCGGTAAGCCTGCAGCCTTCGAATTGCTTGATCAGGGCAATGCCTTTATCACTGGTTTGCATCACCGCCTCCAAACCGAGAATTAAACACCCGGGAAGCCATAACCTTCACTTGCTCTACGCCAACAAAACCGAGTGCGCCGCCTATAGCAATCGACAGGGACTGCGGAAGGTTGAAGTAATCAAGAGCTGACACAGCAGTAAGGGTCAGAGCTCCACAGATTGCCCCCTCAAGGAGCATTTTCTTCCAGCCGCCACCGCCGTAAGCGATTCGCAATGCGGCCATGGCAACCGATAGCAATACGGCACCCATCGGCGTTTCGCCACGCCACCAACTGTGGAGTAGTTCGATAAACTCCGTCCAGGAGTGGGGATCGTTATGCATTTTCATAGTCTCTAACCTCCGGCTTAAAAGCGGGGGCTGTGTGTTTGAAAGGGGTAAGGCCCTCGGGACGATTTAACAAGTAGGCGTGTCGATGATGTTTCCTTGAGCCTGAAATAAAAAAAGCCCGCTTTTGATGGCGGGCCAATGAGTTGACTATTTGTAAGGTAGGTGTGAGTAAGACCTATGCTCAGAAGTGAAGCTGTATCGGCTGATTCACTATCGGTTCAAGAGAACCATCGGGCATTCAGTTACTTCCCACAACTCAAAGCGTAGCAGCAGATTACAAAACCATAAAAAAAGGCCTGCTTTTTATAGCAGGCTCTCAAGGAATTTGAAACTTATATTGTTATTGTCATGGTGCCGGGTGCCTCCCGGTGACTCTACCCCAGTCAGCAAAGCCGCGCGCATACCTGCAGATAGCAGTTGACTGGAACGCCCTTTCGCTTAGAAAGGATTCACCACAATAATAAGTTACGACTAATCCATTCTAGCGGTCAATACATCATCGCCATGAGTCCTCTCAGAACGAGGGGAAACAAAAAAGGCCACCCATTGGCAGCCTTAGAAAAGCAAAAACCCCGCCGAGGCAGGGTTTCAATGATTAATTTCGTTTGGACGGTATCTTCCACGATTAGAAGCATACAGGACAGTTTTATGCAAAGTCAACACTAACGTGCAAAAAAGTGTCGCCATTTGCTCCGATCATATTAATAAGTTGTTGCCTTCTCAAATTCTACTGCCGCGTGACGCTCCCACTGGCGCAGCGTGTCCACCAGAATTTCATAAAAGGGTTTCCAGTTGCGTGACCATGAGGACTGATGGAGGTCCGGGAGACGCTTCAGAATGGCACGGTGTACCGTCGCCGAGGAGATAGCAGAGAAGCCATTACCAGAGCAACGTTCACACGTTTTGAAAACCGGTGCGCCACGTTCTTTGGTCGCTTTGCGGTCCAACACTTCGCCTTTACCGCCGCATCTGCACCGCGCAAGGATTACCTTTTTCCCTCCGCAGGTTTCGCAAACCCTTTTCACCAGCTCATTTTTAATCTTCGGGGCCACCACTTCGGCACCGTCGGCGTCGAAAATACCAGGATGTTTAACCACATCCTCATTCCCGGAGATAAACCCGGTACCGCTGCAACTGTGACATGTCACGCTGGTAGCCGCCGAACGGGAGTAATCAGCAAAGGCAAATTGTGCCAGCATCTGCATACACCATCCGAACTGCCCACCAGCTGCTTTGCGAACATTCTTCGGTGCGACATCCATCGCATATCGCGCCAGCGCCTGAACTGCGAGCTGTTCATCCGTTTTGCTGATTCCCGCTTTACCGAAGAACGCCGCCAGTCCGAAGCGTGCACGGCTGCTGGTGGTGCCAATTGCCGCCATTACATCTGTTCCTGTAAGGCGGTCCGGAGAGGTTCCTTTCACGTCGTCGCTGATGTGCATTCCTTGTGGACTAAAATGTTTGAGCGATGCTTCCAGTTTCATGCGGCCACCTGCTGTTTTTTATAGAAAACCAGCTCACGAACCTGATCGCCGTTCATGAGCATATTGTTGAAATCATCGTGATCCGGCCAGTACACGCTCACGCGCTGCAGGTCATTTTTAGCCATCAGATTTGCGTGAGCGCATTCGCAGGCAGCAGCTAAACCCGTAGCGCTTGTCTCGTCGCGGTCGGCAAAAATAATCAGATGCTTAACGCCTGCCGGGACCCGGAATTTCTTCATAAAATTGGCGGTCATAGTCGCCCAGGTATTCACTTTGTAAATCTGATGTGCAGACAGCGCAGTTTCGATACCTTCAGCGATGCCAAGTGTGCTGGCGACCGGGAACATACGGATAGCGACCGAACGAGCGTGATCAAGATAGTTATCTTCCTGCAGCGATTTCTGCCGCTTGGCGCTGGCCCCGATGTCAGCTTTCTTTGCACCATCCAATAACGTCTGATGGAGGTAACACAGCTCCCCTTTATCGTCTGTTGCCAGTGAATAAATAGACTGGTATATCCGTCCGTTATGCCGTTGCTTGGGGTTGAGTCGCACGGCCTCAGCCGGAAGCTGATAAATACCGCGTGAATTCAGGTATTCAGCGCCGGATGTACCGCGCAGAGGAGACATTTTTGCAAAGTTGTTGAGTACCTTTCTCCGCAGCTTGGAAGCGTCGCTAGTCTCGGGAACTTTGTCACGTCTGAACGTATTGCCGATCAGTGCATCGATTTCGCGGCAAACCTCGTTGAATGGTTTGCCCTGGGTTTCGGTAACCAGCTTAAGCCCGTCACCGCTGCCACAGGTGCATATCCATGTTCCCGCGCCGTCGCGGTTATCGATGCGGAACTTTCCAATCGAATCACACAGCGGGCACTTCCCCTTGAAGTGATTTTTACCGGTGATCGGCGGCAGTCCGTAATGCTCAAAAATCATGGCCCAATGGCCTTTTGCTGCTTCTACCGTTTTCATGCTCGTTTTCCTAACTGCTGTCTGATATCACTGACGCGATTAAGCGCCTGCTGAATTCTTTCCTGGGTAGGCTGCTCTTCTGTCTGTGCCTGCTGGCGCTGCTGAGCTTCGATTCGTTTAGCGAAGCTGATCCGCTTGTGCTTAATGAAGTTTGAGACTGTCGGAGTGATGTCCATCGGGTAATCGCTCAGGCCGTTCGGCCATACCCCAAAACGTTCGCGGAAGGTGTGAGAACACCAGGCATCGCTGACAGGCTTTTTCCCCAGCGATACGCGCTGGCGTTGATAGAATTTGATCTGACTCCACCAGGCTTGTTTCTCTTCCTTCGTCGGCTGGCGCTGCTCGCCCCCAAGTTTTTTGAGTTTTCGCCCGGTGTCGGTATCAATGTCCTCACCGGCCAGCGGCTTGTGGCCACATTTAGGGCAGACATAGACGCCAGCAGGCTTCATGAAGTGGCATTGCGAGCATTCGTGAGGCAGCTTTTCTGCTCGTTCCTCAGCTGCGCGGCGCGCGCCCTCCTCCATCCCGTCTGATTTACCCGGAAGATCGTCATATTCGATAGAGTCCGGATAACCCAGGCGGTGCACGGTGCCGCTGTGATCGAAGATGAGGCAGGACTCTTTACCCGGCGCGGGGCGCAAGCCACGCCCGAGCGCCTGCAGCCAGCGAATTTCGCTCTTAGTTGGCCTAGCGTAGATGATGCAGCGAACATCGCTGTCGAACCCGGCAACCAGCACCCCTACACTGACGATGATTTTTGTGGCGCCAGTTTCGAAGCGGTGAATGATGGTTTGGCGTTCTTCCGCAGGCGTATCTGCAGTCATAACCTCTGCATTTACGCCAGCCTGGTTAAACTGAATAGTAAGAAAATTAGCGTGGTCTACGTTGACGCAGAACGCGATTGTCGGCAGGTCCCGGCCGTTCTCCAGCCAGTTTTGGACGATATCGCCCACGAGCGTGGAACCGCACATGATCTCCGCCAGCTGCGCCTCGTTGTAGTCGGTACCGTACTGCAGGGATGGAGAGGTTTTAACTCCTTTCAGATCCGGCTTCGTGGGCGCGTAAAATTCGTATTTGCTCAGGTCGCCGCGCTGGATCAGCTCGCCGATGGTGGTTGGCTTAATCAGTCGGTCATAGTATTTGCCCAGGAACGGGGAAAACGGTGTACCCGACAGTGCGATGACTTTCACGCCTTTTTCGCGCAGGCGTTCAATATCCTGCAGGATGCGTTTTTTTCTCAGGTGAGCTTCGTCGATAATCAGCAGATCGATATTGTCAGGAAACACGCGACGAATAAGCGTATCGGCGCTGGCGATTTGTATTTTGAGGGTAGGATCGTAGTTTGGGTGATCCGCCCAGACATAGCCGATTTCATCACCCGGCAACCCATACTCCACAAAACGGTTTGCGGTTTGGGTTATGAGGATCTGGTAAGGCGCGCAAAACATTACCCGCATGCCACGACTGACGAACCCGGCAACGATGAAGGCGGCCAGTCCTGTTTTACCGCTGCCCGTCGGCGAGTACACCATGAAGGTTTCTGTATCCTTCCAGTTACGGCGCAGCTGGTTAAGTGCTCGTTCCTGTGCAAAATTCGGTGTGATCGTCAGCTGCATTGTGCGGACCCCGCGGTGATGAGATAATAATTCTGTGATGTGGTTTTCATGGATTCCCCCTCACATGGCTGGTGGCCTCCCCAAAGGCTGCCAGCCTCCCTTCTGATTCAGCTCCCCTGAAAAATCACTCTTCCAGAAAGAACCGTTTTTGTTTCTCAGCGCCTGAGCGCTTTGTACTGGTTTGCTGATACGGGCGTTTTTTTAAATTGCGCCCTTAAGACAGTGATCTACTTAACCAATAGATCTCTCCTGTTGGAAAAGACCCTATTCCTACCCCTACACCCAATCCCCCCTTACCCCCCTTTCCCTCTTCCCCATCGAAACGTACTACTTTGCTAGTACGAACGGAGAGTTGAGTTAGTGGGTTGCCAACCTGAACAGGCACCTTTAAGCCTGCTTGTGTCCGGGTACCTTTAAACCCGCAACAATCAGGAACGTGTTGGCGTTCCAGCCAGGGGCGGTTCGGCGGTATACCCCTGTAAAGCCCTGCCATGATTTCTCACAAACAGGCGAAGCCGCATATTTGCTTCATGCCTTGCCCGGTTCTCCTTGCGGTATGAAACGGGCTCGGCTTCGAACGATTCCTGATACACAGCTGCATAACGCTGAATTGCTTTTTGACGTGCTGCTGGCGCCAGGCTCAGTAACTGCTGCTTGATCCATTCGGCATCCGCTTGACAAAATGCGGACGGCAAAATGCTGTGTAAATCAGGCTCTGGTTTCATTGCTTCGCCGCTTAGATGGGAACGCTTTATTTTCAAAAGCCGAAACATTCCCCTCCTCTGAAATCACAACAAAGATCTCCCTACCGGCTCTTAAAGCTTTGCTTATGGCAATCTGCGTTACTCCTAGCGCTTCGCCGGCTTTTACTTGGCCGTGCTCTTTCACGTATTCCCCAAGAGTTATCTGGTTCATAATTCACCATCCGTTAAATACTACCAAAAGTACTAAAATTGATAGTACTATAGGTATGAGACATTTTCAAACTAAAGGTATTAAAATTACACCATGACAACTCAAAGACGCCTGACGACAGAACAGCTAAGAGATGCGGAACGCCTCAAGGCTTTGTATGAGTCGAAGAAGAAAGAATTGAGCATTACCCAGCAGCACATAGCTGAAGAAATGGGCATCACTCAAAGTGCTGTAGGGCATTATTTAAATGGAAGAAATGCCCTCAATGTGAGTTCTGCCATGATGTTTGCAAAAATACTTAATGTGCAGATCGGGGATTTTAGCCCCTCCCTAGCAAAAGAAGTTGGATTGATGCACTCCTATGCTGAGAATGTGAACTTCATAGGCGGTAACGAAAATAACACCTCTTACCCTGTCATAAGTTGGGTCAGCGCAGGATGCTGGACAGAAGCGCTAGAGCCTTATGCTATGAAGGATATAGACGAATGGATAAGTTCTGATGCGCACATCGAAGGAACGGGTTTCTGGTTAAGAGTAAGGGGTGATTCCATGACATCGCCTGTAGGGATCAGCATCCCTGAGGGGATGGCAATACTTGTGGACACTGGCAAATCTCCCATCAATGGGAGCCTTGTTGTTGCAAAGTTAGAAGATACAAACGAAGCAACGTTCAAAAAGTACATTGAGGATGGAGGGCAAAAGTTCCTGAAGCCGCTTAATCCAATGTACCCCCTCACACCTATCAATGGTAACTGCAAGATAATTGGAGTTGTTGTTGAGGCCAAATATCGCTTCATGTAATCAATAAAACCGGGGATAACCCGGTTTTTTTTCAAACTAAATCACCTTAAAATTCAATAACTAGTACTACGTGTTATGAATAGTACAATCAATTAGTATTGCAAATACTAGTACTTGGGGTACTATTACCTTATCGGCAAACAACGGAGCCAATAAGATGAATATAACCTCCCAACCAAACTCAGCAAGCCAGGAATTTGATATCCACGCCAAGCTCAAAGCATCCAATTCGCACTGGTCTTATTGTTATGCGGTACAGCCTTTCGAGAAAGGATTTAATTACCAATTTAATACAACATTTGTTGGAGAGATGGAGTTCGCCGTTTACGAACGCATCGATAATTATTTTGTATTAGTTGATTTCTTCAAGTCATATGATGAGGCATGTGATGATGCTAAAAAAATCATTGATGACCATCCTGACATTAAGAAAATGTTCTCTGCTATTTAACTAACTAATTTAGTCAATTATTAATAACTAACACCTTTTTGGGTGGGGAAAAACTCACCCTGAGGAAATGAAAATGCAAAACGCTATCGCGATTAATCAGGCAATAAAAACTCCTCAAATGCTGTTCGGTTCAGACAATATTAATGACTTTGGTAACCGCGTTCAGAGCTGCCTGATGGAAGGTGATTCAATGCAGCCGACCATCGAACCATGTGAGGTTGTGGCTTTCGTTGATTGCGGTGGACGTGCGCTTACCTCTGGCATTTATGTTTACACAATGGATGCTTTTGGTCGCCCATGCCTTTTCATTAAGAGAATTGAGCCATTAGCTGATGGCTCATTAAAAATCATCTCTGATAACCATCATTACGAAACTTTCATCCTTAATACCGATGAACAGAAAGAAATCAAAATTTACGGTCGGGTGGTGGCTTCTTTGGCTGTGAGGCGCTTCGTATGACTTTCATCATTGATAAATCGGCATATAGAACAGCATGCCTTTATGCGGCCTGCGGTTACGAGGTAATCGCTCGACTTTACCTTAAAAAAGTATATGGACGGTAATTATGAGCATTTTAAAAAGGCAGGATATTCAGGGGGTGAATATCAAAGCAGAACAGTTATCTGGTTTGTCGCAAACATTATATGAATATCACGACAAGCTCGACCGATTTCAACTTAAAACTCTATGTGCTCTGGTTTATGACCTGGCCGCTGAGATTCACGGATGGACAGAAAAGGAGGAAGAAATAGTTATGGGTTTGGAGGAGGAAAAGCGCAATGGATAAATTAATCGAGACATATCGACGCCGAATTTTAAAAGCAGCGTTATTACGCCACCAGCGTAAAACAGGCAGTAACTGCCTTGTTATTAAGCTCAATAAAGGCGGTATTAACACGATCGAGTTAACCGAGATTCTTCTCGATGGATTATTACGAAAATTCGAAAGGCTCGCGATCAGTGAGTACGGGAATGTCGAAGGCTTAAAAGCTATCAAGGGAATTTACAGCAGCGCTGTTGATGTTAATGGCAGCGGTGAATTCCTTACGGATAGTGGGAAGGAGTTAATCGACGAGCTCATTTCTGAGCTGGTTGAGTTCGTCAAAAAACAAAAAGTGGAGGCTCCGAAAACGGAGGGTCATGAAATGGGGGGATCTGATGGCACTTACAGCGATACGAATTCCTGAGTGGGTTCACCTCAAAGCAGCACACGTTTTAAGCCAGTTCAGAGCAAGGCGCATTCACCCCTGCCGTATGCACGGCTCCGGGAATTTGAGCCTCAAGGTTAATCACCGCTGGCGGCTACTCTCCCGCGATGGCGGTAAGAACTGGGAAGTAATGAGTCACGAGCGATACAGCAAAGTTAAGGACCGGAAATGAACGATAAACGCATCAGCACCACCTCAATTGACAGCGCCTTTGCCAAAGAGCTGCAGCCCGTTTACGTCGTATCACGACACGGCTATTCGCGCCGTTTCCTCAGCAGGAGCGCAGCGATCCGCAACCTTGCTCACTACATGGTAACCAAAACTTTTCATCGTGCCGGTTTGAACACCAACGAACCAGACGAATCTGTTTTCAGCAATGGTGTGCTCGTCAACCGCATGGGCCAGCACACACAGCAATATCTCTTTGCACATAACCGATGCATGCGGCGCATTCGCCGAATTCTGGAGCGTAAGCGCGAAGCACGTAAGTGGCTCGGAAAGTGGGACGCCATGCATGACCGATTCGTGAAAGAGCAGGCAGAACTGCAGGCCAGTAAACCAGAGGGGCTGCGCTGATGATTGCTTACCTACGCGTTGTTCTCTCGCTGGTAATTGTCGCCAGCGTTTATGGCCTTTTCGTTCCGATCCTCATTTCGATGAAGGACACCACAGCAGTGTTATCTGGTTTTGCCCTGGCGATCCTGACCCCGCCGTGCATCTACGCCATTTGTAAGGGTCTTGTTGTAACCGTAAATAAGGAAAAGAAATGAAAAAAGCAATTATGGCTTCAATTATCGCGCTCTCTGCCATCGGTCTTGTAGGTTGCGATCGTGTCGAGCCCGGTAACGTGGGCATCAAGGTGAATAAGCTGGGAGACGACAAAGGCGTTGGTGAAGTGGTTGGCGTAGGCCGCTATTGGACAGGCTGGAACACAGAGGTCTACATCTTCCCAACCTTCAAACAGATGAAAACCTACGACGACGCATTCAATTTCCAGATGAGTGACGGCACTACGATCGGCTATCACATTGGTGTCGCCTATAAAGTTGATCCAACCAAAGTGACGACGGTCTTCCAGACCTATCGCAAAGGCGTGGACGACATCACCGATACCGATCTGCGCCAGAAGATTGCCGATGCCCTTAATCGTCTCGCAAGCCGCATGAGTACCGATAAGTTCATTGACGGCGGGAAAGCTGAGCTGCTTGAAAACGCTCTGAAAGAGATCCAGTCCGACATGGGGCCGGTAGGAATCCAGGTTATCAGCCTTTCTTACGTCGGCCGTCCGGAGTACCCGCCGACAGTTATCGACAGCATCAACGCCAAAGTCACCGCCAACCAGAAGACCCTACAGCGCGAGCAGGAGGTAAAACAGCGTGAAGCCGAAGCAAACATGCTGCGCGCTGAAGCAGATGGCCAGGCAGACGCAAAGTTGAAGTTGGCGGAAGCGGAAGCGAAGTCTATCCAGATTCGTGGGCAGGCCATGCGCGAAAACCCTGAAGTGCTTCAACTGGAGGCCATCAACAAATGGAACGGCACTCTGCCCCAGTACATGACCAGCGGCGCCAATACTCCATTTATCCAGGTTAAGTGATTCACCAGCCCGGCGTAAAGCCGGGCACTCAGAAGGATATCGAGCATGAACACAGTAACGATCAATAACAAACAGCTGCCGGCAGTCGAATATCGCGGTCAGCGCGTTGTGACGCTGGCGATGATTGATGAAGTCCACCAGCGACCGGAAGGAACCGCTCGTGCAGCATTCAACCGAAACCGTGAGCATTTCATCAACGGTGTGGATTATGCCGAATTAGGTGCGGACGTAATACGTACTGACCTCCCGGAAGGGACATTCTCTAAATTTGCACCGTCAGGGATTGTTCTTTTCGAATCAGGCTACCTGATGTTGACGAAGCCATTTAACGATGATCTTGCCTGGCAGATTCAGCGCGAACTGGTTAACAGCTATTTCCGCACTCGCGCGCCGCTGACGGAAATCGAGATGATCGCAGCAATGGCCGCCGATGCCGTTCGCCAGCAGAAGCGCCTGAATCATGTTGAAGAGCAGATCGAAACGGTCACAGAAGCTGTGGAGAACATCAAACGCGGGACCATGCGTGCCGGATATGTCGGTTACCGCCAAGTGGTAGCCAAAAGCGGAATGAGTGACGCCAAGTGCCGGAATTTGGTCAATGCCTACCGTATCCCGACAGACACGCACGAATTTATGACTCCAGACGGACTTTTGTCACGTAGGGCTATCGTCGAACTGGAGCCGTTTATGGCCGCGTTTCGCCAGATGATGTCAGAAGCTGAACCGCGCGGCACCCGCTGGTATCACCCTAAAATGGGCCTGTTCCAGGCGATTGGGTGGGAGGGTTAACGGTGAAAAATAATGAAATCTGGGTTCCGGCTGGCTCTGTTGAGCTTGCCCACCAGCAGGCGCTGGCATGGGTATGCGATGCCTACCTGTTCCATCTGGTGAGTCTGCACCGCCGCCCGGTTTATCGCCACCAGTACGGTGATATTTCGCTTAATCAGCCAGCATTGCAGGCATTCATCGATTCGTATCTGGAAGACAAAGGCTGGGATATGGAAAAACGCCGTGCTCATTACATCAATATTCTGGACCTTATCAAATATATGCATCGTAGCAATTCGGACTTCATCGACTGGGGAAAGTTGCCAACCCTGACCCCAAGGGGAATCCGATGGATGAATGCGTGTTTCTCGAGGCTTGGGGAAATGGTCAGTAGTTATGGGGGATGGGAAGGATACAAGACAGCTGCTGGGGAGGAATTGTTGGATGAAAGCTGAAACCATTGAAGTTAACCAGCTGGTCACAATAAACGATCACCTGAAGGCGCTGGTCACGGCTGAAGATGTCATTGCCAGTATCAGTTCGCAGCTTGAAAACGTGATCGACAACGAATACGGCTGGCGGCACAGGGCAAATGTAGCTCTGGTTAAGTGGAAGAACACACGGAAACGCATTACTGCCCGCCTGGCCGTACTGCGTCAACTGGAGCGAGAGAAAAATATTGAGCGTCAGAAATCGCGGGATGAATTGCTCATCAGAGCCCTGAGAAATGAGGTATCAGCTGAAGTTTTTCGCCGTTGCTGTGAGTCTGTAGAAAGGGAAATGGAGGTGTGTGGTGACTGAATCCAATCTGTTCGATCTGGTTAAATTGATTAAATCCGCTGCCGGCGATCCATCGGCAATGACAGATGCTATCTGGGAGGCTGGTTATCGCCAGCCTGAGAGATCAGAGCAGGAGGCAGCCAAAATAACCATCGACACCTTCTTCTACTGCATGGCCTTCGACATGCCGACTGACTTCTGGCCCCGTGACTAAGACGGCGTTCTCAAGAATGAACTGATGAAAGCAGTTATCGGTGAGGATGGTGAGCTTGACGGCGCTGATGCGGCAATCATCGCTAAAAACATAATCAGCGCGGGATTCAGCAAGGAGGCGGCCAATGGGTGAAATGGTTGACATAAACGACGAACTGGTTCGCTCAGTCGTCACCGTTGACGATGGCCGGGACTATACCGCCCAGCTGGTATGGAGGATGGGTAACCGCAGAGATATGCGTAATGGCGTTTCAGTACCGATCCCTCCAGCGCCAAAGGTTTCAGCGGTGCGAGTTGAAGCGAAGAGAAAGCCCCGGAAACGGGGTTATCGGGTAGTTCAGAAAGCGATTGGTTCAGTGTGAGGTGGAAGTATGAACAACGAAACAGACATTATCTCTGACGCCGATATTGAAAAGTTGACCGGTTATAAAATTCCTTCAAAGCAATGCGAAAGCTTGCGTGATGCCGGGATATTTTTTATAACCAGGCGCGATGGACGCCCTCGCACAACGTGGGCTCATTTCAACAATCCGCTTTCTCACCGACAGAAAGCTATTGATGCTAGCGGTCCTCAGCCTAACTTTGGAGCTCTTGACTAATGCCACGCGCACGTAAAAACAAAGACGATGCCTGGATGCCTCCGAGGGTTTACCTCGGACGTTCAGCCTATGAGTATCACCCAAAAGGAGGCGGAAACATCCGCCTTTGCGATAAGACCTGTACACAGGCGCAGGTCTGGACAGCATGGGAAGCACTGATTAATGACAGGCCAGATGAATCAACACTTTCTGGACTGGTTGATAAATTTTTCCAGTCGGGAGATTTTTTCGAACTGGCCGCTGAAACACAGAAGGATTACCGCAAATACTCCAAAAAGATAATCGATGTTTTCGGGCAGATGCCACCAGACAGCATTAAGCCTGAACACGTGCGTAAATATCTCGATAAGCGCGGCGTAAAGAGTCGCACCCAGGCCAACCGGGAAAAAGCATTTATGTCACGCGTGTATCGCTGGGCTTACGAACGCGGGTATGCCAAGGGAAACCCCACTAAAGGCGTTAAGCAATTTAAAGAGACTGGACGGGATCGCTATATCACGCACGAAGAGTACAACGCCTTATACAGTGTTTCGCCTGATGTCGTACGTGTCGCAATGGAGCTTGCCTATCTGTGCTGCGCACGTCAAAACGATGTGCTTGAGATGAAAAAAAGCCAGCTTATGGCTGAAGGAATACTGATTAAGCAGAGCAAAACAGCAGTCGCGCAGATAAAAGCATGGTCAGATCGGCTGAAGGCAGCAATTGAACTTGCTAAAGCCCTCCCCCTCAACGAAGGCATGAGTAGCCTGTTTGTTCTTCATCAACCATCCGGCCACAAATACACCAGGGATGGCTTCAACAGTCGATGGAGAAAAGCCAAAGAAGAAGCCCGGGTCAAATACCCACATTTGAGTTTTGACTTCACATTTCATGACCTGAAAGCGAAAGGTATCTCAGACCTGCAAGGGAACATTTACGAGAAACAGGCTATCTCAGGACACAAAAACGTGGAGCAAACTGCACGGTATGATCGCAAAATTGCTGTAGTTCCGGTCGTCGGCGGTCAATAA